CTGGAACAATCGGAAATGACTATGATGTCGGAGAGCTGACGAACTGCGTGGATGTCTTCCCGTACTACGAAAGCTGCACCAACACCACCAAATCAGACGGCGGATCTGACGCTCTGGATGACGATGAGTTCTATGATCTGCTGGTTGCTTCCCAGGACGCTTATTCAGTTGCGGGGCCGGAAGGCGCTTACAAGTACTTCGCCAAAAAGGTGAGCAGCGAGATTGCCGATGTGGTTGTCAATTCTCCGCTCATGTCCACGGTGTACCTGTATATCCTGATGAATGACGGCACGATTGCCAGTTCTGAAGTCAAAAACGCTGTGTTCGAAGCCTGTGACGATAAGGAACGGCGTCCGCTGACTGATAAGGTGGTGGTTGCCGACCCGGATGAAGTGACGTACAACATCAATCTGACTTACTACATCCCAGAGGAAACGACAGCTTCAGCTGCAGCTACTCAGCAGGATATAGAGGACGCAGTAGATGAGTATATCAAATGGCAGTCCGGAAAGCTGGGCCGGGATATCAATCCATCAAAACTCAGTCAGATGATAATGGAAGCCGGAGCGAAACGGGTGACAATCACGTCACCTGTTTTTACTGTCCTTCAGGATGGCAAGGTTGAGGATGATATGACCTTTGAGGAAACAGTCCCTCAGATTGCCAAAGTGGGTACTGTCACCCTGACGAATGGGGGCAGTGAAGGTGAGTAGTTATTCTGTACAAAGCTTCATGGATAACCTGCCGGCGCCGATTGAGAAAAACGAACATCTCAATCAGCTGGCAGAAGTAGCAGCCAGGATCTTTCAAGTCTATTCCCCGAAGATACGGCTTGCCTGTCTGTACAGTGAGATTGATCACCTTGACGAAGAGATTCTGGATATCATGGCCAGAGACTTCAAGGTGGACTGGTACGACTATGACGGCAATCTGGAAACCAAACGGAGACAGATCAAGGACAACTGGTATATCCACAAACGCCTTGGCTCCGTTCGTGCTGTTGAAAGAGCGCTTTCCGATACGTGGATGAACACCACCGTTGAGGAATGGTACCAGTACGATGGCGATCCGTATCACTTCCGGATCATCTTCGATGCTTCCGAAGATCTGAATCCGATTCACGTCAACGAAGGGTACAAGAAGGTTTATATGTACAAACCTGCCCGGGCATGGCTGGAAGACGATGAGGTGATTGTCCGGGTAAGTTTTGGAATCATCGTTCATACCGGAAAATTCAGCGCCAAGTATCATACGCCCAGCACAGGCACACAGCCCAGGTGGGCCACACACGGAAACAAGTCCAAGTCTGACATTATCGTGGAGACGGATTCCCTGTCCGGGAAATACCATTCCCTGACGACCGGCCAGATGACAACGGGCCTGCATCCGAACGTGGCTACCCACGGGCGGGATGATGACGGCGATCTGATTATTGACGCAGATGGTGGTCTTGCACAGTACAGTACAAGGCCCTGCGGTACTCCCCTGAATTCGTTGATGTAGGAGGTGAACAGGATGCTTACCACATACGCTTTTGATGACCTGCGGAACTTCATTAAGCGGGACATCTACAAAGCGCAGTACCAGAGATCCGGAAGCTGGTATGACGCTCCGATCACGGAGATTGTCATCACAAACGGTATCGTACGTGTCAAGGCTCAGGTATCACCCGGCGTTGCCTGTACGATTCAGGCGGTTCGGCTGATCAATCAGGAACAACAGGTTTTCTGCCAGAAGGCAGTCAACATTGTTCTGGAAACACCGAGTACAAACCTGATGCAATGGTTTGACTTCAGTATTACGGAAAGTGAGGTGAGCTGAGTATGTACGTATGGACTGAATGGGTTGACGAATCCGACCAGTTCGAAAACCGATATCAGGAAACGGACAACGGAGACGGTACCATAACCCATCTGAAAGTGCGTGGCGAAGTGTATCAGGAAGGTACGCCGATGGACGCCGCACACTTCAATAAGATCGAGCAAGGTATTGTCGATACGCAGACAGCGTATCTGTTCATGCTGAATGGATTGCTGCAGCTGGATCGAGAGATCGAAGAGCGGATTGACGGAAGCGTTCTGGATGTCAGTACGCTGGCTGAATTCCTGCTGATTGCCCATGACTGGCAGAAAGCGGAGATTCAGGCTCTGCAGAAGGCCACGGTTCAGGAAACCGGAACGGTCACTCTGACGAACACAGCAACGTTCCCGTTCAACAACAGCGCTGTGTCTGTCCCGCTGACCAACACCCGGGACAACATGAACTATGTTGTCGAAGTGATTTCCGTTGCTGCCACTGGCGGTCCTGCCGGCGAGATTGAAATCTCTGACAGGCAGGTGAACGGCTTCAAGATGGCCTTTACCGGATCCGCTTCCAGCGTGACAGTCAAATACGCCGTGATCGGAGGTTATGACTGATGAGTTACCATGTTGTGAAATGGGGCGGAGATGGCCATGAGGGCAATTACAAGGAGATCATGATGGACAGTTCATCTGACCTGAGTCTCCTGCCGAATGCCAATACAGACCCTCCAGCTGCCCCAGGGAGCGTAGCTTACACAAAGGACATGGAGCACTCCTATCTGCTCGGCCCAGATAACGTCTGGCGGGAGGTGTAGCCCATGGACGTGTTGACGCTTGCCAAAGCAAAGAAATACGCTCAGGCGCTTATCGACACGCTCAGCGGAGAAGTCGATGAGAATCTGGAAGAAATGGCCGGCGATCTGGAAATCATAGATTCTGACGGCGATATTACTTCCTACCTGATCATCAACTCGCTCCGGCAACTCGGATGGCAGATTGATGAGGATGCGCTGATCTGTGAGGAAGGAAACAAAACCCTGACCAATACCGGCAAGTTCCCATTCAACAACAGTCAGCAGACGGTGGCTCTGACGAAAGACCAGAAGAACATTAAGTACGCCGTCATCGCTGAAGTGTCCAGTTCGAACGGTAATGCCGGAGAAGCGGTTGTATCTGACAAGCAGACCAACGGATTCAAGCTGGCATACACCGGCAGTGCGAAATCTGCCGTTGTTCATTACATTGTGATTGGAGGAATCATCAAATGATTATCGTGAACAAAAACGAAGGGCCGAAAATTGACTACGATATCAAGGATACGGCCACAAAGAAAACCATCTGCTTTGACGATGATCTGACGATCAATCTGAAAAAGCGTGAGCAGGACTGGGCTGTTCACATTGATATCTGCCATGACGCAGACGGAGAACTGGTCATCGGTACCGCTGCCGGACGCCGGTATGTGGCTGAGATTGATATCCCGCCCAGGCGGTATGAGGAAGTACCGGACGAAGTTGGCGAAGGCGAAGAACCTTCTTCCCATCTGGAGCCGCTTCCGCTGGATCTGGATCTGTGTACCCTGAGCCTGTGGGCTATCGAAGAAGAGGAATAAGGAGGATAAATCCATGAGTGCGAATTTTGATCTGACCAATCTGGCAATTCAGGCCCTGTGCCCGAACAACGAACTGCTCTTTGATGACAAGGGTCTGCCCTCTGTCATGGTGAAGATTCCGAAGATGACCTATGCCGAACTCGGCCTGGGTTCTTCTACCGCCACCTTCCCGGCGTTTCTGGTAAACGGTCAGGAAGTTGATGCGATCTATATCTCCAAATATCAGAACATCGTGAACAACGGCCGGGCTTATTCCCTTCCCGGGCAGGATCCGAAAGCGAACATCAACTTTGACGATGCCCGTGCAGCCTGTGAAGCCAAAGGCGCCGGCTGGCATCTGATGACCCGCATGGAGTGGATGGCCATTGCTCTGTGGTGCAAGAACAACGGCACCATGCCGAAAGGCAACAACAACTATGGCAAAGACACTTCTGAATCTGATTACTACGCCATTCCTTCCATGGCCCGTGATGGTTCCAACAGACGGCAGCGTGTTGCTACCGGCACCGGCCCTCTGGCCTGGTCGCATGACGGCACCGTGAACGGCATCTGGGATCTGAACGGAAATGTCTCCGAATGGGTTGGCGGTCTGCGGACTGTCTACGGAGAAATTCAGGTTCTGGTCAACAATAATGCCGCTGACAGCAACAACAGCCAGAGTGATTCCTCCGCCCAGTGGAAAGCTATCAAAGCCAGTGACGGAACGTTCATTACTCCGAACGGATCCGGCACCACTACCGGATCTATCAAGATGCGCTGGGACACCAACCATTGGAACTACACCGACAGCAATACTGCTGACGGAACTACTGATTACAAGAACTGTGCTCTGGAATCCTGCACCTGTGCCGCTTCGATCAGTTCTGCTGCTCAGCTTGTTCTGCAGGCTCTTGGCTTCTTCAAGTATGATTCCA